TACACCACACAGAAGTCAAAGGTCACAGGAGTAATCACAGAGATTACACCACAAGCCAATGGTAATGTTCGTGTGAAACTTGATGTCAATGGTAAGTCACGCTATACCACTTGGACAGCAAAGTAATCTTAGCAATAACGCTAACCTCTCCTGAGTATGAGAAGGATAAACTGCTCAACTTGATTTTCTAGCATAGAAATGCTAGACTAGATACACCCCACTAATGAAAGGACAGACCCAATGTCAAGAGGCAAAGCCATAAATGTCAAGATTGCCACCACTAAGGTAATCAAGGCACTTGAAACAAAACTAGCCCAACTCCAAAAGGATAAGGCTAACCAAAAAGTCAATGAGGAGAAGTTCTCAAAGGCACAAGAAAAATACAACAAGGAAATTGCTAAGTTAGCACTTGACAAGATTGCTAAAGCAACAGACTTGTCTTCTCATAAGAGATACAACGGAGAAATCTCAGTATCTTTCACTCTACCTGCTGGAAGTATTGAACTACCACAAGAACCTGAAAAGGATTTTGATACTTACCACGATTGGCAGTATAAGGAAATGGTAGAGGAAATTGAGAACGCAATTCGTATTCTCAAGATGACAGATGAGGAAGTAGTTTCTACTTCTACTTACAACGCTATCGCTAGATACTTGTAATAAAACTTTCCTGAGCAAGAAATAAAACTGCTCACCAATAAAACTAAATAGAATTGGGTGGAAGCCTGCGTTCAAGGCAACCTGCGATGCAAAGCCCGAGATTGCATTGATCTTGTTGCGAAAGTCCCCTGGCACTCCCTAACACCTGAGTATGGAGGAAATCCTTTAGTGTCTAAACTGCTCCACCTCAACCCCCCGTGCCGTTATCCACAGGGTTATCCACAGGTGTGAATTTGCTCACATTTACGAGATGTCCGATTTATCCCTTATCTAATTATCCAGATTTGCATTTGTCAGACTAGACTGCTATACTTGAAATATCAACAAACAAAAAGGAGAAAACTGTGGCTCACGATTTAGAATCACAAAATGGCAAAGTTTCTTTTGCGTCATTCAGAGAACCTGCTTGGCACAATTTAGGAACTGTATTTACAGAAGAAAAAACAACTGCAGAAATGTTAGAGGCTGCAAATCTAAATAACTGGAATGTTCGTTTAGAAGATTTGGAAACCCCATCACATCTTACAAGCGATAAATCTTATCAATATGTTATTCGTACCAATCCTACCGATAACTCACAAACCGATATTCTCGGTATTGTTGGCGAACGCTATCACCCATTACAGAATGAAGACCTATTTTCATTCGGTGATAATATTCTTGATGGCGGAGGTCGTTGGGAAACTGCTGGCTCAATCAAGGGTGGTCGTGTTGTATTCGGCTCACTTGCACTAGAGCGTGAAACTGTTCTAGACCCTAGCGGTGTTGCAGATAAGGTAAAAACTTATTTGCTTATCAACACATCACACGATGGCTCAATCGCTATTCAAGCAAGCATAACACCTGTTCGTGTTGTATGCGCTAACACTCTCAATCTTGCACTAGGTGGTCGCAAGAAAAAGAATGGTATCAAGCAATCTTTCAAGATTCGTCATACACAAACTGCCAATGGTAAAGTGCAGATTGCTCGTGAAACTCTTGGTCTTGCTAATGCTTATATGGACGAATTTGATTTGATGGCTAAGGCTATGATTGAGAAAGAAGTCAATGCCAAATCTTTCAATGATATTATTCTCGCTGCTTACCCTAAGCCTGAAAAAGATTCTAAGGGTGCTTTCAAGAAGTGGGAAAACAAGGTTGATGTTATCAATGACATCTATACTGGCGAATTCAATGGTATGATTGCTGGTAATGCTTGGGGTGCTTTCAATGCGCTTACTGAACGCCTTGATTGGTATCGCTCCGCAAGAGGTGGTTCTAACGAATCTATCTTTGCAGCAGCAAGCGGATTTGACCCTGCTATCAATGCAGAAAAAAATCGTTTGCTAAAAGTTGTGCAAAATGTAATGCAGATTGCATAAATAAAAAATTCCTGAGCAAGAATAAAAACTGCTCACCAATTGGTTCCGTAGATTAGTCTGGTTTAAATCGCTACACTGTCACTGTAGAGATCGTGGGTTCAAATCCCATCGGAATCGCAAAGAAAATCGGGACGTGGGGATTCGGACATTTCGGACATAAAAATATCAATCTTAAATTAAATTACGAAGAACGAAATAGATCCCCAAAAATATCAAAACCAAAAACAATTACGATAGAGTTGACATTTCCCTGATTGTCTGCCATAATTAATACATGACCCAAACATACAAACCATACACCATAAACGAACTCGTAATGGCTATTTATGAGGACAACCTATCACACTTTGAATTTGAGGAAAACATGGGTGGAGAGCCCTGTGACTGCTATCTACACAACACTATGAATACTATCATGAAATACTGGGGGGAATAATGGAATCAGAATATATCAATAGAACTAATCATATAAAAGAATATATAAAGATACATATCATCAGTCTAGAGCAGGACTTAGAACAAATCTCTACTGAAATGGAAGCACTTGACCCTGCCTCTAAGGATTTTAATGAGTTGGACTTTGAGTATAATCATATGAGTGGACAACTTCTTTCTGCCCGCCATATTTTGTCAGTGGTAGAGGATATACTGGGATAATGAATACAACACAACTAGAACCAAGACTGCAGAAACTAATCGACCTAGGGGAATCAGGCACTGACATCCTGCATGGTGAACTGAAGAACCTTATGTATGAGGCTGAACAGGAACTGATTGAGGCCCAACGCATTGAAGAAGAGAATGACTATAGCGACGCCATGGAATCTATGGAGCGCAAGTACTGGGAGGGACAGTGTGACGCCCTGTCTCATGTATATGGTTTAACATATGCCCTGGCCTTTGCAATCTCTGACCGAAGAAGCAAACAGCCATAGGCCTAGATCTAAAAGTGTGACCGAAATCACATTAAGAAGGTTTGATTTATTTTCCCGATTCTGCTAGAATTGGATTACGACCACTAGAAAGGACCCCACATGCCAAACTGGGTATATAACTCGTTAGCAATAGAAGCAGTAGAGACTGACCCTAGTCAGATTACTAAACTAGTTTCTCAAGTCAATCAACCATTTCAACGACAGCATGACCAATGGAACTCTGATACACAGCAAATGGAATTGTTAGATGTTGAGTATTCCAATCCTGTCTTTGCATTCTGGAACATTGTCAAACCTACAGACCTAGAAACCTATGCTTTACAGAAAGACCCTAACCATGATGATTCTATTATAGATTTTCAAGGTAACAACTGGTATGACTGGAATGTTCGTAACTGGGGAACCAAATGGGATGTTGCTGTTCATGATAAAGAGCAGTATCCTGAAACTACTATGGAGCAGGGTAATAAGTCAGTTATTTATGGTTTCAATACTGCTTGGTCCCCTCCGATTCCTGCGGTGCTTGCCCTATCAGAGCAGTATCCTGATTTAGTCTTTCATCTGTTCTACCAAGAAGAAACAGGGTGGGGTGGGGATATGCAGATTATGGGTGGTGCCACAATCAGAGAACAACACTATGAGTCACAGTGTAGAGATTGTGATGCAACTGACTGCATGGAGTATTGCGATAACGACTGTGGTGAGATTTGTAATGAGTGTAACTATCTAGGTGAGGCTGACCTTGATGCAGTATCAGAATGTGAGATTCACAAGGCATACCTAGATGAGGAACATGTGCCTGAATACCGCAGACTTGACAAAGCCAACGCATAATGAGATAATTGAACAAACGACCCAAGGAGATAATATGGCAAAAATAGATATGGATAAACTAGAACTAATCGGCAGTTTCGGTGTCGACAGCGGACAAGCAATGGTAGGTGACCCCTGCTATCTTGATGAGTGGAAAACTAATCGTGATGAGGAGTGGGACTTGGCAGGCAAGATAGGCCAATACTCCTATCAAGGTGCTAGTGCCACCACTATCGATAGTTCTGCTGGAGTATTAGGCAACGGTAGGTCAGTAGTATTCAACACAGGCTATGGCGACGGCGTCTACCCTGTTTATGCTGAATTCAATGACGACGGCAGAGTTGCTCGTATTGTTATTGAGTTTGTTAGTGACGAGGAATAATTAATGGAAATCATTCTAGGAGTATTATTTGTAATCTGGTGCCTAGGTGCACTATCAGGTGGCTTAACTGGATACACAGGAGAGGTAAAGAAATAATGGGAGCCCGCTGTAACTTTGTTTTTAAACAATCAGAGGACCTGGCAGTTGCGTTGTACAGCCACTGGGATGAGGACAACATGTACACTGTCCTGGCCCATGCGCTGCAGCATGCTCGTCCTAGGCTGCAAATGGGAGATATCCCATATGCCACAAGAATGGCAATCAGTTACATCATCCAAGACTCAATCCTGGAAGAGACTGGCTACGGAATCTATGCAATGGACCCTAGCGACCAGGCCTTTCTGGACCACCCAATCACAATTGATTTAACTGACATGACAGTAGGCAGCGGTGAAGACTGGCACAATATTGAGGACTTCATTCACTACCACACAGGTTTAATTGCGAAGGTCTAGGTTGGGTCACCTGGATCTTGGGTGGAGGGGGCAGCGTGGGGTTGCCCTTTCCACCAACTTTTGGTACAATGATAATGGAGGAGGACTATGCGTATCAGACGAATACTAACAGCGGAGGAAAAAATTGCTAACAAACTTGGCAATGAGATTTCTGACCTCAGAGTAGATTTAGAACTAGTGGGACAATACTTAGCACAGTCACAGCCTTATGTAGTGTATAATCGTTTACAGGTAATAGCAGAAGCAGCCAAGGAAACCAAGGAGGGCACCAACTATGCCAGAAACAACTTTTGAGAACAAGGCCCTTATATTGGGACAACTCTGGTTAAACTATAAAACAGATGATGAGTTATCAGATTTCTTTGAGTACAATGACTTGGGGCTGCCGCTTGCTTTTGCATTTGCCGAGGGGATAATTAATAGTACTCCTACACTAGAGCAGTATATCAACGAGTCCTGGTTCTTATTGCTAGAGGGACTAGGCATTGAGGATATAGGGTTTGAAGACATCACCGATCTTCTGGAGGAAGAGGCGTAAAACCGCCCGTGCCATACTTTTATCTGTTTGTCAAACCATCAAACCTTATTACGAAAAGACATTACGAACCCCTAAAACTTTCCCCCTGCTGAACATTACGATCCAAACCTTTATATCACCAAACCTTGTATCACAGATATCCAGGTTTGTCAAACAAGGTGTATAATTTATATATGCCAAGACACTTTGCAAACCTTTATAGCCAGAGATCTCATAGGCATGACTCTAAAAGAGATTACGATCAATTCACTGAAGACATGAATACTATAACAGGTATGTTGTATTCTATTGTTACTCTTAAGGGTTTCTTTCCTTTCTTTAGATCCCCCGCCAAAAACGCCGATCAAGCGGGCAGCCCCGCACCTTATCCGATCCCGCTCGAAAAAGCGGGGGATAAAGAGTAGCAATCCTACCCCCTATAGAATAACAAACCATTTCTCCTGGTTTCCTATATATTTTATAAAGTTTTGTTAAAAAACATTACGATTCTGGCAAATTTTCCCCTATTTTGGCTACATTTTTATGGGCAATTTCATGCATATAAGACACTTGACAAACCACTATTTTGCATGTATAATGCCCAAACCTTATATCTGGATATGATGGTTTGACAATATCGGGCATATGTGGTACAAAGGTTTGAAGGTTTTTGGATATGGAGGTTTTTCGATTTGACATTACGAACGCCTTGTGGTAAAGGGCTCCCTACTCCACTATCCTCCACAATCCTCCACTTTAACCCTATCTAATAATATCATCAGTAACATTTTTCTGTGGATAAACCTGTGGATAACTGCACTAATGGGATACTGTATCTATGCACTAATGGTATAGTAACCTGTGGATAACATACTTGACAAACCATCCAAACCAGATATAATTGATAGATGAACAAACCATTCAGTCCTAAACTATACGCCGATAACGATGATGCCAAGATACTTGTAATAGATTATCTAGAGGCTAATGGATTTTCGGCGGGGATCAATTCAGATGACTACGGGATAGACCTATTGGCCAAACATCTTCAAACCAACAAAGACTATGAACTTGAAGTTGAGGTTAAGCATAACTGGAAAGGCCCTATGTTCCAATATAAAACCTTACACTTTCCTGGCCGTAAACTTAAATTTGTCAAAGATTCCGACCAAACCGTATTCTTTATTCTAAACCATGAGAGAACTCATGCCTATTGGGTAAAAGGCAGTGTATTGGCCAAATGCCCTATAGTAATAAAGGACACCATCTATACCAGAAATGAAAGGTTTATAGAGGTGGCCATAGATAACTGCCATCTCCTAGACCTTAACAAACCCCTATCCCTGATATAGGCACTATAGACGATACTAACCGATAGTGCTCTTATAGAGCATATGAAGGTTTGTTATTCTATTTTCCGCCGAACTTTACATACCGCCGAAATTTAAACCTGTGGATAAACCTGTGGATAACTATGATACAATGGTTATATTATGATTAGAATACTATGCTACAAGTGCGGAGTCGTATTTGAAAAAGATTACGATACCAAGACTTTATGCCCGAACTGCGAAGACAAACTGTTCGAGCAACAGTCCTCTTTTGAAGAATAATACAGTGCTATAATATTTTTGTATATGGATCAAGAAATGCTAGACAGGATAGCCAAGATCATATCTCCCTATCTTAAGACCAAGCACAAAGAAAAAGAGTCACATATCTTGGCAAAACAAATACTTGAGGAGTTGAAAAAAGATTATGACAACACTAGAAATTTTCAATGAATCTCCGTACAAACTTGTAAAAAACTATTTTAAGATAAATACAGATTGGGAGACAGCACTTACTCTTTTGTATAAAAATTCTGACAAATCTCAGCATAGCCCTGGCGTTCTGTGGTTTAAGATTAAAAACCGTAAAATATTTAAAGAAATACCAGACCTCAAAACTTTTTGTGAAAATATAAATAAAGACTCCAACTCAGAGTTTTTTGAAAATTGTTCGTTTAACGACGATTGGTATTCAGGATTTTGTAACTGCTCTGGCTTATGGCATCTAGATGGTCCTGTTTTATCTTTAGATTATCAGGGCATGCAGGCTCACAAAGATGTATTCGATACTGCATATATTCAAATTTTAGGCAATTCTTTTTGGACACTTGGAGGAGAAATAGAAGTAACACTAAATCCAGGCGATCTTCTATATGTATCTAAAAAAATAACTCACGCAGTAAAAGGTGAAGGACCAAGATTTGGTGCTTTAATTGTTGCTCCCAGATACAAGGGCAGTACAAGCCTCAAAAACTCCATGTGATACAAAATGACCGCAAGGGCATGGCTCTGTTTTGCATGTGCAATCTTCTGGCCTAGGCAAATACTGCTTGTCGTTAGCAGTCTCAATAACATTACAAGGCTTATTTGATTGATGTGCAACATATTTACCACATGGACAAAATCCTATTTTACCCCATTGTCCTGTGTGCCCACCACCACCAACCTGAACTACCTGACCATCATCACCAACATTAGCACTTCCAGAACATGTTCTAACATCTTTGCTATATTGCTGGTTGGGGTGTTTATTTCGTTTCATAATCATAGTCTACCATACAGACCAAATGATGGTATAATTAAATCAACATGGAAAATTTCAACAAAGTCTACCTAGAAGAAAATATCTTTTACATAGAAAATTTTATATCAGATCCTGACATAGAAGAGGTTCTTGCTAATGTCGGATCTTGGACTCTCAGAAGACAAGATCATCATGAAAAGATATCATTTTCTATATTTGAGTCAGAAGAGGCGATCAATAAATTTAAAAAACTCGTTGAGGACAAGGTTTCTATTGTAACCAACAATAAAGATCAAAAACTAAGAAAGATATCTATGTTGCAAAAGTATAGCCCTACGGATTCATCTCCATTGGCTTTGGGGTATCACTACGAAAACCACCCAGAATGTGATTACGAATCTAGATGGATTACCCTTGGTGTTGTGCTATATTTAAATGATGGATACACAGGTGGAGAGTTAATATTTGAACACAAACCTATTGAGTTTGCACCTAAAAAGGGAACATTAATAGTGTTTCCAGCAAGTGAAGAATATAGTCATGCTGTAAAACAGGTCACAGGTAAGGATCGTATTGTATATTCTGCATTCGTGTATGCTAAACAATATTGGGACATATTAAATAGAGCAGGGTTTACTGACTTTTAATAGCATTGTTGACTATCCTTATCAAACCTCGTCTAGTTATCTTACTAGCATCAAATGTTTCTGTATAACCACCTTGTGGCATATCGTCTTTATCCAAGAAATGTCCATACCTATCTCTTAGTGTGTTTAGTACTAAGGTTTCTACGGCTCTTGCTTGATCCCGCCGAGAAAAGGCCCAATACTTAATTAATATCCAGCCCTTGGTCCTATGGCTTGCAAACCTTCTACCTGAAACATCTGATATACCCACCTTAACGGCCTTATGTATGGGACTATAGAGTATGTAGAGTAGGGTCATGTCTTTATTATACCCCGCCAAAATCTTCTATTTAAAAAAAACTTCTCTTGTTGAGTCTTTGGTAAACCACATAGGAATAGTATACCTTTCTTCCTGTGTAGCGTTTACTTGATGAACCATATCTACATTCTGCGATGGGAAAATAACTAAGTTGCCTACAATTGGTTTAACAGAAAAATTAAAAGTTGGAAAATATAAGTCTCCTCCATCAATTACTGTATTAAGATATAAAATACAACTATAAGCAAAATGCTGCTGATATCCACTGCCTACATCAGAATGAATGTTGATCCAATCACCTTTTAAATGCTTTGTAAGCCATAGTGATGTCAGGTATTGTGTTTCTTCATTGTATAGTTCTTGTATTTTTAATTTTGCCTTTTCGACTATATCTTTAACCAAGTTCTCTATATCCTCAAGCCTTGTTATGGCTTTCTCTGGTTTATATGATCTCATTTCATCATCTTGTCCAAACCTTCTTTTATAAAATCTATTTTCAAGATAAACAAAGTTTGGACTTGATCCGTCGCTCATCCATGGTTCGGCATTGACAATATTACGATTCATATAATTAATTATTTTATTTGATTCTTCCGTGTTTATAAAATTTTCAATGATTTTTACTTTTTCTACTGGATCTTGAAATACTGTCATTTATCTATTGTATCATAGGGTATAATTAATATATGAATGAACAAAAAATAAAACAAAGCATAAGGGCTTTAACAGTCCTATTTGGAATATTTATTGCCGTAACTATAATTGCAGCCATATTTGCTTGACATATAGTCACAAACCTGTCATACTAGTAGTATGCAAACATTTCTACCATCTCAAGACTTTACCCAGTCTGCCCAAATACTAGACTCAAAGCGCCTTAACAAGCAAATCCTAGAGTGCTACCAGATTCTTAATGTCTTGTCTGGCAAATCACCCACAGGTGGATGGCGTAATCATCCAGCAGTATTGATGTGGCGTGGCTTTGAGCGTGGTCTATGGGCGTATGTCCAGGCTATGATTGTAGAAGCCAAGTCTCGTGGTATCAAGACAGAGAACAACGAGGCAAACCTTAACAGACTCAAAGACCAGTCTTGGGATGATTGGGGTAGCGATGCTCCAGCATTTTGGTTTGACGATGAGAAACTTTCTAGAGTTACTACTACGCACAGAGTTAGTTTGTTTAACAAAGATCCTCTCTATTATGCAAGGTTTCAGCCATATGTTAGTAGTTTTTTTAACTCCCCCTGCTGTCCTGAGCGTAAGTTGCCATGCAAATATTATTGGCCAACACATGAAAAAGTATTGGACAGTAATTTTGTAGTAAATAAATAATTTTTAAAACCTAAAGCATGATATAATCTAGATATGGAAAAATCAAAGTGCCATTTTTGCGATAAAGAAGCACAGTATTACGATGTTGTGCTAAAAAACGCCGAATACATTGTGGGCGATGTCTGCGCCGATCATCTTTCCGTAGAATTTGTATCCTAACAAAGGAAGAAAATGAATAAAAGAATACTGAAAGATGGATCGCAAGTTGATTCATACGATAAGCCTATTGATTTAATTATACACACCAAGGCTCCTGCTAAATGGAAACTAATAGACCTTGAAACAGGACAAGAATACCTTGGCTCTGAAATACCTCATGGCACATTTGCGGAAGTTTTAAGAAACAAAGTTTTAAATGGTACTATCGGCTCTTGGTTCAAAACCAAGGGTAGAGATGTTTGACAAACCAATCACAGTAAGGTATACTTGAAATATGGAGCAATGGGTCAATAACTACGCATCATGGGTGCTTGTTTTAAGTGGTGCTGCTGCCATGTTTGTAATTGGCAGAAAAAAAAGATTTGGTTGGCTTTGGTTCATATTTAATGAATTTATGTGGACTGCATATGCCCTAATTACAAAGCAATATGGGTTTATACTTGGTGCTATCCTGTATGGGGTAGTGGGAGTTAAGTCTTTTATTCATTGGAAAGAAAAAGATAAAACAGAAAGGTTAATGCATTAATTATGATTAGTTTATTTTTCTTAATTCCAGCATTTGTTGCTGGATACATAGTTTGTTACCTAGTTATGACTTGGGGAGTTGATCAAAACTAAGTTTTTATGAAAGACTATTTCTAAATTCACAAATATTTTTAAAAACTTCATCGTTTGGCCAGAATTTTTGTAAATCAGAATAGTCAGTAGGATTTTCTTTTTTTGCAAATCTAAAAAAAATCATTTTTACAAAATCTCCATCATTAAATATTTTGTTAGGTCGCCAGTGTGCAGTTTTATTTGGATTAAAAACTAAGGCAGAATTGTTTTTAATTTCATAAGTTTCAAAATTTACACCAAGATCCCATCTTGTGTTTGAGTCAAATTGATAGTTAATTATTAAGTCGTTATTGTCCCCATCATAATGCGGAGGCAGACTTGGTGTTCCATACCTAGAACTATATTCTACATATGTGATAGAAGAGAGCGTCAGATCAAGACCAGAGATAGAGTTTGCAAGTTTTGTCAATCTTATAGTCAGTAATTTGTCCGCAAGTTCTAAGTTTTTAACAGGAAATAAATCTCCAATATTATTGATATTAAATTGTATTCTTCCAAGATATTTTGAAACAGAAATATATGAATCTTGATCATCAAATATAAAATTTCCATATTCGTCTTTTGGTGCTTCAAGATCTTTTGTTATATTATTAAATATTGAAATTTCTTTTTCAGAAAGTAAATCATCAATAATTTCTGCATCCATCCTGTAATTATATCATGCAGAATTTGACAAAACTACTATTTTGCGATAAAATTGTATTATGAGTAGACACATAACATGCCCAATTTGCAAAAAAGAGTGGGAACTGAGATGGGGAATTATGGCAAATGAGTCTTTATCTAGACATATGAAAGAACATAAGTGAAACCACTAGCACACATATACGATGTTGATGGAACTCTTGCGAATGTAGATCCATTTTTACACCATGTTCGTGGTGGCAATAAAGATTACGATGCTTTTCACTATTCTTCCATTGATGCCCTGCCAAATTTTGATGTAATTGAAATGTTAAACAATTCTTATAATGATAAATATTCAGTCATCATTGTTACATCAAGAAAAGAAAAGTATCGTGGAATCACATCTCTATGGTTGCAAAAAAACAATGTAAGAAGCCATGCCCTGTTTATGAGAGCAAACAATGACAACAGACCAGACTATGAAGTTAAAAAAGACATACTAGATAAAATAAATGAACTATGGAACGTAACACATGCAGTTGATGACAACCCACATGTAATAAAACTATGGGAAGAAAATAATATCCCTACCACAAAAATAGGCACATGGGACGGAGATCGTAGTTGACCTTATTGGTTGGCTATGGTATGATTAGTATATGAAAAAAACTAACAACAAAGTATCACAACATAAGGCAAAGCGTTACGCTAAAAATAAAAAGAGGCTTAAAGATAAACCACATCTTTCTAAGTTTGAGCGCCAACAAATTGCAAAAAGAGCAGAAATTTTAAGCGCATCGTTGCAAAGCATGACCAGCCATGCTAGATAACATAATTAAATTTATATTTTCTTGGGAAAAACTTAGGCTTGCAGTTTTTGCTGAAGTAGATTGGCATAATTCAATTACTAGAACACTAAATGATCCAGAATCTATGAAAACTGCTTCTGCTTTTTGGTGTGAAGAAGATGGTTGGCGTGGCTGGAGCATTAAAGAAGATGGGTCATACTATTTTCATGATGTGCCAGAAAAACACCTTAGTGATATATTTGATATAATAATAGATCAAGAAATAGTATACTAAAGGAGATGCATTATGGCATGTGGATGTGGATTTTCAACTGAGTACCCAGTCTGTAACGGAACTCATAAAGTTGTAAAGGCTGTAAAAGATAAAATTATTGCTGACATTGAGGCAATCGATATATCTGATGGAAAGTTAAATGGCTTGGGCATGAAAATGCTTGTGATTGAAGCAATTAAAAAGGCAAAGGGTGTATGACTTGACTATTTTTTACAACGAATGCGTAAAAAATAAAAATGTTTGGAAAATAGAAAATGTTTTTTCAGATACAGAATTAAAAAACATTTATGAAAAAGTTAATCAAAAAAGAAACGAATTTGATGAAAATTTTGTTTTTCATGGAGACTCCAGCCTAGAAGATGTAAGCGGAATAGGCCCAGATCCAGATCTTGGCAGGTTTAGAATTGGAAGAATAGAAATAACAGAAGAAGTTTTAAAAAAACTCAACGACTTATTAAAAGATAAAACAAATAAAAATTTAAAACTAAGTGGTATAAGTTGTGTTGAATATAGTAATAAACATGGCGAACCAAATTTACCACCGCATTTTGATTCTTGCGAAACAGATTTAATTATAAACTTTCAGTTGCAATCTAATACTGAATGGGAGTTGGGATTAAATTTAGAAGTTTACAAACTTGAAGACAACTCAGCATTAATTTTTAATCCTAATGAAATAATTCATTGGAGGCCTTTTAAAAAATTTAAAGATCAAGAGTTTGTCAAGATGATTTTTTTTAGATTTACAGATTATAAAACAGACAATAGTCACCTAATGTTAAGTCAGGACGACGAAATTTTTAGCGAAGTTCTTAAATATAGAATGAGTTTGTGTCATAACCTAGAAGACTGTGACTGTTTTTGTGATGACTGTAAAAAAGCACAAAAAAATATTATAGATAAAATTATTGAAGAATATAAAACTTGTTTAAACATAGTTCAATCAGAAGATAGGCTATTTTGTTATACATGGTGGAGACATGACGATTGTGAAAGAATTAGAAAGTTGTTGTATAAGATTACTAAAAATCGTTTATATACCCTGCCAGAAACAAGACCATCAGTTAATGCTGCTATAGAAGAAATGATTAATGATCCAGATACCGCAGAAATATTACGAAGACTTGAAGACAACGGTATTTGACAAGCAGTACGATACAAACTATAATTAAATAATGGAGCAGTAGCCAAGTTGGTTAAGGCCCCGAACTCATAATTCGGCTATCGTAGGTTCAAGTCCTACCTGCTCTACCATGTCTCCATCGTCTAGTGGCCTAGGACTCTGCCCTTTCACGGCAGCAACACGGATTCGAATTCCGTTGGAGATACAATACCTCTGTAACTCAGCGGAAGAGTAGCGGACTTCTAATCCGTTTGTCGCAGGTTCGATTCCTGCCAGGGGTGCTATAATGGTTTTGGAGGAACAAAATGATCATACAAATTATAGGCTTGCCTGGATCTGGTAAGACTGCACTTGCAACGGCACTTAAAGAAAGAATTAATGCTATACATCTTAATGCTGATGAGGTAAGATCTACAGTTAATTCTGATCTTGGATTTACCGCCGAAGATAGGATTGAGCATGCTCGTCGCATGGGAGAGATGGCAAGGCTAATTGCAAATCAGGGCGTTGCTCCTGTCATTGTTGACTTTGTTTGTCCTACTAAAGAAACCAGAGAGGCATTTGGCCCAGCAGATGTTGTTGTTTGGGTAGACAGAATTAAGCAAGGTAGATTTGAAGATACAAATAAAATGTGGCAAGATCCAGAAAGATTTGATATCAGAATTCTAGACGGATACACATTAGAGCAGGAAGTAGACACTGTAATACAGGCGGGCGCCTTGTTTGATTGGTCTGCCCCAACAACTCTTCAGTTAGGAAGATATCAGCCTTGGCATGAAGGGCATCAGGCTCTCAAAGAAGAGGCTCACAAAAGAACTAAGCAGGTATTAGTAGGTGTTCGCAATACATACAAGACATCAGAAAAGGATCCATTGAAGTATGATGAGGTTGCAACATATATTCAGCAAGATAATCCATTTAAGGATACATTAGTATTACGACTGCCAAATATTACAAATATTGTTTATGGTCGTGATGTAGGCTATAAGATTGAACAAGTAGATTTGGGAGCAAATATTCATGCTATATCGGCTACGCAAAAGCGTAAAGAAATGGGCATCTAAAATATTAGATAAAATAGGCAATGATAAAATTGAGTGGCCTTCGTGAAAGTAACTAGGGCAAGATCATTTGTTAAGGCACTAAGTTACCGCATATGGGGAACTCTTTCTTCATTTGTTGTTGCCTTTGTGATTACAAAAAATGCTACAATATCAGGAGCAATCGCTTTTTGGGAAACAGTAATTAAAGTATTTATCTACTATGCCCATGAGCGTGGATGGAACTATATACAGTGGGGGAGAAGGTAGTTTTTCTGATCTAATCAGAAACAAAACTATGGTATCATATCCATATGGAAAAAATATATCTAGATGAAGACAAAAAGGTTTGGATCATTGAAGATTTCTTAACAAAAGAAGAACTTGAGTGGTTCAAAACACAGACAGACGACGAACTTGGCTGGTATCCAACAATGAGGTCGCCTTATAAAAATATACTAAATAAATTTTTAAATATTGTTCCTAAATATGACGAAAATGGAAATATAGAATTTCCAAACGAAACATCTGAAGTTATAGATCTTCCAGTATTTACAAGACCAAATGGCGTATGGCAAAGGCTTGAGTCTGTTCTTCCTCCATCATACCGCAGACATGCCACACTCCAAAGTTTTAAATATATGACAGATGATCAGATAAAAGAAAACTTAAATATGGACATAATAAATTCATATAATATAGATGATAAAAATATAGATTTTGCTATGTATTGGCATGAAGATCCAGGTCATGAACAAAACATTGTATGCTCCTTCAGTTTATATCTTAATGATGATTACGAGGGTGGAGAATTAGAGTTTGCTGAAGTTCCTATTAAGTTAAAGCCAAAGGCTGGAACGCTTGCTGTAATTCCTGGAGGCCACAAATATAGACACAGAGTTAATAAGGTTTTGGGTCCAAACTCAAGACATACTCTTTACGGAAACTCCTACATAGACCCTTCAATAGTTATAGCAAGCACAAAGGATGATTGTTAAATTATGGAAAAAGTATATTTAGATGAAGGATTATGGTACATAGAAAACTTTCTAAAAGAAAATGAATTGTCTTTATTAAAAAAATATTGTGATGATCCAAACCATTGGTACACAACTATGCGTTCTCCATATAAAAACATATTAAACAAATGGCCTATGAGTGAGCCTAGATATGATGAAGATGGCACACTTGCAATTCCAAACCAAGATGATCCAGTTATAGAAGAAGTTTTTGATATTTTTAGCGGCCCAGAGGGGATATTTGAAAGACTGAGATCTGTACTTCCAGAAGGATACGCACCAAACAGCGGGATTCAAACATTCAAATATTGTACAGACGAAGAAATAAAAAGAGATAGAGACGAAAGTATGTCTCTTGGCAATGCAGAAATGTTTGCAGTTAGATCTAACCCCGATAGCGCAGAAGATATTGACTATGCTATGGATTGGCACTGGGAAGATACAGGTGCTACTGGTAGTAGGATTGCATCACACTCAATATACCTGAATGATGACTTTGAAGGTGGCTACATAGAATTTAAAAAAGGCTATATAGTAAAGCCAAAGGCTGGCATGTTAATAAATATTCCGATTGGCAAAGAATTTACCCACAGAGTAACAAAAGTTCTTGGACCAAACTCAAGGCACACGCTATATGGTCAGTGCTGGTCTGATAATAATATAGTACTTAGTACAAAAGACGATTGCTAAAAGGGTGCTATAATAATCTCATAACCTATAGGAGGTAATCGATGAAATCTATATATGATATCGAATTGGAGTCTGCTGAAGGAGAATCACACTTCTTGCAGCAATTTAAAGGCAAAGTAGTATTGCTTATCAACACAACAGTTGGTTGTGGAAACGCTGGTCAAATGGAGTCTATTCAGTGGATTCAGGAAGATCTTGCTGGAGATGACTTTACTGTTGTTGCAATTCCAACAAATGACTTCTGTGGTCCTAGCATTACAAAAGGAAAGTGGTCAAAAGGTATCACTTGTGGTTTAGACTCAAAGAATTACGGAATAGATGTTTATGGTGTTACGTTCCCATTTTCAGAAATGATTACATCAAATCCCGCAGAAATCCCACTAGAAGCACCATGGCTAGGAAAAGGACCAGGACTTAACGGAAATGGACAGCCTTTTGGAGAAAGACATGAACTATATCTAGAAGTTTCAAGACAAATTTTGGAAATAATGAATAAGAAAAAAGAACTTGGTATAGTTGAAAAAACAGATTATGAATCAAGATATTTAAATGAACATAATGGCGGATTCATGATGAATGCTAACTTTGAAAAATATTTAATTGATAAAGATGGATATGTGGTTAAGCATTATCCTGCTACAACATTGAACTGGGATGTTGAGCGTACACTCAAAGAAGATCTAATAGCAAAAGGACAAGATCCAAAAATGGGTCCAGATAGATCTGAATACATTTTCAATGAGGAAAATGCTGTTATCCGTGACCATATCGAAAGATTGATGGCTGGAGAAAAATCAATCATTAATCCAGCATATGTCAATGCAGACGAACTAGTTGCTGTTTAATAAATTAGTTATTAATAAAAACCATTCTCTCCTATGATATACTTAGTATAGAACATAGGAGAGAATTTTTATGAGCATATATGATTTATCATTTATAGACAACAACAAAAATGTTGTAGAACTAAAAAACTTTAAGGATAAAAATATTCTTATTGTAAACACAGCAAGCAAATGTGGGTACACCTCACAATATGCAGACTTACAAAAGGCACAAAGTGATTCGTTAGTCGTTATTGGATTTCCCTGTAATCAATTTGGCAACCAAGAGCCAGACTCCAATGAAGCAATTAAGCAATTTTGTACAACTAACTTCGGAGTAACATTTGCCATCTCTGAAAAAATAGAGGTTAATGGTCCAAATGCCCACCCAATATATAAATATTGCAAGGAGAAGGCTACTGGGGGAAGAGATATTGGTTGGAATTTTGAAAAATTTTTAGTGTCTACAGATGGATCTATAAAGCATTATCCTAGTTCATATAAGGTATCCGATATTGCAGTATAGCCCCTATAATGCTATAATAGTAGTAAGGGTGTAGTTAGCCTATATTTGTCGGGAAACACTTATAGCCTATGTTGCAACACTACACCCCCTATTTTTGATCAAACATAGAAGAAAGAGATATAATGAAAACAATTGGATATAAATTAAATCCATTTCGTATTGTCGGAGTAAAACCAGGAAGACTGGATGGCGCTGATGATGTTTTTGAAGTATTAAATGAACAATGGTTTCCAGGAAAATGGAAGGTCCTTGTATACTATCCAAAGGATTTTACCTTTGTTTGTCCAACAGAAATTGTGGCATACGATAAGTTAGTTAATGATTTCAATGATCGTGATGCAGTATTATTAACAGGATCAACAGACAATGAGTTTTGCAAGATTGCATGGCGTAATGCACATGAAGATCTAAAGAAAACCAATTCTTGGTCTTTTGCAGATCAGGTTCGTGAATTTCAATGGGATGATAAAGAAGGCTACACTGGTTTAGCAACTCAACTTGGTGTTCTAAATGAGGATGGTGTTGCTCTTCGTGCAACATTTATCATTGATCCAGATAATGTTATTCAACATGTAACTGTAAATAATCTTAATGTCGGAAGAAGTCCAGAAGAAACATTACGTATTCTTGATGCTCTTCAAACAGGAGAACTTTGTGCATGCAATAGAAGCCTTGGTGGAGAAACACTATGACTTGGGTAGATGAAGTCAAGGAACTTGTTCCTGAATATGCTAAAGACATTAAGTTAAATCTTGATGCTGTCATTAATAGAAGTACTGTAGATTATGATTATGCTTCATCCCTCGCACTTGCAGCAGCATTAGCAACAGGTAATCAAGATATTGTTGCTATGATTTCTGCTGGCGTTACAGATGAGGTAGAAAAAAATGCAGCATTTACAGCAGCAGCATTGATGGCACAAAACAATGTTTGGTATCCATATACTGAAATGGCAGACGATCCTAACTTAACTGGATTACCTGCACAACTTAGAATGAATGCTATTACATCTCATGGAGGTACAACAAAGGCTAAGTTTGAGTCTTATGCATTAATTGCATCAATCATTGGTAAATGTCATTTTTGTGTTAAGGCTCACTATGAAACCTTAAAACAAGAAGGATATACAGTTGAACAACTTCGTGATATTGGACGAATTGCTGCAACTATTAATGCTATTGCAAAGGTTGTTGTAGCATAGTGGATTGCCTCCTTAACTCAGGGGTAGAGTACCCGCCTTGTAAGCGGGTTGTCGTAGGTTCAAATCCTACAGGAGGCTCAAATGAGTTTAGAAAATGATATAAAAGATATACTGTTTGAAATCGGAAAAGAAATAAAGGTACATAAATTGATAGATGGCAATCTTATTATTGAAATAGATTATGATAAGTACACGATCCAAATTATGGAATTAATAAAAGATTATTTAACCAAACATTGATTTTAATTTAAATTCAGATACAACGCCAGAAACACGATCATAAATTTTGCCGTCAATTTTTGATATTAAAGTTGGAACTGATTGAACATTGTATTGCTCGGCTTTATAAAATTCTGTATCAACATCAACCTTATCATAGTGAATATCTGTATTATTTTTTAAAAACTCATCTATAACTGGTGCCATTCTTTTGCATGGATTACACCATTCCGCTGTAAAATGTATTAGTTCTTTCATTACTTATCTTTCTTGTTATACTCGCCGTATTTACCAAGAACTGCCTTAACAGTACCGTCTTTTCTTAAACGAACAATCATTCCGTCTTTAATCTGAACTGGATTAAATGGATGCTTTGATCTGTACTTGCCAGATGATTTTCTTTTTGACATTAAAGTGTATGCTTTTCTGTTTGCACTCTTGTATAATCTTTTCCAAAGTCAGCAAACAATGCCTTATCTTTTTCACGATTAACAATTCCTCTTGACCAAGAGAATCCTGCATCTCCACCCCATGCAAGCCACATAATATAACCATTAGATGGGTTTGCTGAGTTGCCCCAGTCCTTGCCCTTTTTGTCTATTTCATGGCGTGAGAAATATGAATACATTCTTTTAACAGTACTAAGAGACAAAGTTTCTCCTCTTGCTAACTGCCCTGCACGAGTCCAGCCAACTGAAGTTCCTGCACCTTTTGCCTTACCATCTTCTTTAAATTTAATTGCTTTACGAGCAGCAGCCCTTGCCCCTGCAGGTGGAGAATAACCTTCTGCTTTAGATACAGAGTCTGTATCATACTCAACTGTGTCGTCATCTTCCCAAAGATCATCAGCCTTTGCAGCAGGAACACAGTTAGGAACTGGCTTACCATTTGCGCCTGGCTTCATGCCACGCTGGACATATCCATCCCAACACGGTGCTTGTTTGTTTACATTAGCACAGCAATCTGATTTCATTTCTCCAGATTGACATTGAGGACATTGCTCACATGTTACATTTAATTCTTTGCACATTGGACATCCGCATCCTTCGTATGCTTTATCCATTCCCACATTTGACTCTAGTGATGGCATAGCCATTACTTCCGATGCTTTTGCTCCAACAAAATACTCAGTCTCTTCAAGACCACCATCTTCCATTTCAAATAATTGTATTAATATCGCAGGGTCTTCTGGACTTGCCTCGAGTGCGTACTCAGATCCTGGAGTTCCAAGCATACCCTCATTCATAACATGAACAACACGACCAACATACATTTCTTCTTCGTGTGGGGCCATAACCATGTCGCCCTCTTTGACCATTGCCTTGCCTATATTGCCCTCAGAACGGTTTATAGCGTAGATCTGTGCTGCAGCCTCAGAACGAGTCTTATGGCATCCCATAACCTCTCCTGTGTCCTTTAAAGCGGGGTATCCAGAACAACCATTAGAACCCTTAGCACCTATACGATACGGCATAAAACTATTATAGCATAAAAAAATGAGCAGTTTCTCCACATGCTCAGGTGGGCGTTGGCAGCGATACCATACGCTATATATCTATTATATCATTTACTTGATTTTGATAGTTTTGGGCTTCTTTTCTTCGGGGATGTTTCTTTCCACAAAGACGCTAAGAATACCGTCTGCCATTTCAGCACGATCAACCTCCATATACTCTCCGAGAGCAAAGGTGCGTGTGAACTTTCTGGTTGCGATACCCTTATGCAGGACATTATTTGCGTCCTCTTCGGTTTTCTCACCCTTTACAATAAGACTTCCATTATCCACAGAAACCTCTACCTCATCTTTGCTGAAGCCAGCAATAGCCAAAGATAGTTTGTAAGTATCTTCATCAATCTTTACCACATCATATGGTGGATATGATTGACGAGTTGCCTCACGATGGATATTATAGAAGCGGTCCAACTCTCTGTTGAAACCAATAAAAAATGGATCCTTAAAAAGATCCAATGACCATGAACTTACCATTATTTCCTCCTTGTTAAGCGAGTTCAATTTGTACCCCCCTTTGGGCAGGCACAACTAAATTATAGCATAATAAAACAGGGATGTCAAGTGCCCATCCCTGTCCTATAAACAAATACTATTAAAGCATTTGCTGTGGCTTTCCGCCACCGCCAGACTTCTTCTTTGCTGGAGCCTTCTTTGCAGGCTTCTTTACAACCTTTGCAGACTTAACTGCAGCGTCTACATCTTCTACAGATGGTAGGCGACCAAACGCTGTGTCGTTTGGATTTGCTGCTCTCAATACTACTGGCACAATTGCACCAAGCAATGAGTATGCTAGTGTCTGTGGATCAGTTACTCCAGAAGCATACATTGCTGTTGCTGCTCCAAGAACTGATCGACCATAAGACGCTAGTGCTGCCTTAATTTGTTCATTCATTTTTTTCCTCCTAGGATATGAACTTCGATATGGCCACCCAAACTGGTTGAGCAAGCCATAATCCAATTATACCAGCAACGCCAGCGAATACTGGAGGGGCTGGAATTGGAATCTTAACTGGGGATATTGCGCTTATTGATAAGATTATTAAGCCTAAAGTAAGGCCTACTGATAATGATAACAAGATTTCTTTCATTTATTCCCTCGCATTTTGTAGTTGTGTGTAATGGTTTAAACAAACATCTAAAACCCTTGTTTCTGTGCTAAACAATTTTTCTCCGTCTTCTTTACAATAAAGAACATTACAGTATCCAACTGGATCCAAAAATATCTGATCATAGGTTTTTAACTCTATCATTTTTGTGACTCCACATACTGATTGATAAAAGATATAATAATTTCTGATTCAGATCTTGGAACAGCATTAATTAAAAGATGATTAATATTGTCTTCTTTAAGAGTTTGAACAAATTCGTGGAAACTATCGTATGTAAAATATTCTACATCTCCTACTACCACTGGGACTTCGCCTTTTTTCCAGACTGGTCTCATTGCATGTTTTGCCAGTGGCTCTAACTCTTCTTTTGTTTTTCTAATAATTGGTGTCATTGCCAGCATAACCTCTGTATCTTTAATATCAAGATTAATCATCATTGATGGATCTTTTAAAACATCTGACCAAAATCCACGTTTATAAATATGGTAAGGCAAAATTATTTTATTTTTGTATTTTTTAACAGTTTCAAAAACATAACTGTTTGTAGTTGATATATAAACATCTAAAGTGTTCTCTAGTTGCTTTCCTTCTGCAGTTTGAGTAGCCATTATGCCATTATTTATTTCATCAAGTTTTTTAATAAATTCAATTGTGTATTTTGATCTTTCTAAAGATTCTGATAGATCATTTACCTCGCCTAAAATACCACCAATATTTTTTTCATGATCTTTGATATATCCAGGAACAACATTGATTTGAAGTCTATTCGGAGCAATTTCGCTTATTGATTGACTTATTGTGTATAAATATTGTGGAGATATAGTATATGGCCTAATTGCAACAAGATATTTAATCTTGCCGTCTGTTTTGATTTCTCTTGCAACTCTTGTAAACATGTCTCCTTCTGTCGGATCATATGTATACATTACCCCAGAAAAATTATTTTTTTCAAGAATAGGGGCTGTCTCCATACTATTTTCATGAAACACACCACCAAAATAATAAAAATTCATTATAACATTTTACCATAATCTTCGGGAAGTAATTTTTTTAATTCTTTAAATTCTGAAGATATTTTCTTCAAAGCAAAATCATGGGGAGAAACCATTCCCTCAATAGCAGCCCCATACTTGTCATAATAGTCAATCTGTGGCTCAACCTCATCAATAAATTTTTGTAGTCCAGCCTGAACAGACTCTATATACTCATATGCTAAATCACGAGAATCTGAAACAAATTTTAAAAAATCTTCATTTGCTTTTTCTTTATCTGTTTTATTTTCTTTATGCTGGATTTCTTGCTGTAACAAAGTTTTTAAAGTATTTGCAAGAATTGAAATGTTTATTCTTTTTTGTACAATATACAAATAAATAAATAATAACGAAGTGATAGACAAAGCAACTATAGCAAATATTTCTATCATAATTCTTTCCCTCCCTCTCTAACCAACTGAACAATTGCCCCGTTCTGCTCAAGAGCCTTCTTTGTTTTAATCATATAGTTTGCAGCACGAATCTTGTCATCATGACTTAAAAGCATAAAAGATTTTTCAGAAGCACGAACAGTTAAAAATCCCTCTTCGTGTTCAATTATTTGTAAAGAAAAACCTTTTGGTGCAAGATGATCAAGAGACCTAAAGGCTCTTCTCATTGCATCTGTATATATTAGTCCATTGTTAAAGACTGCCATGTTACACCCCAATCAGATTTTGTTTTATGGCTAGAAAATTCTTTTGATATTTCGCCGTTTTCTAAGTATACCCCGCCCCAAACGCCCCACTCTTTGCCAGAAATACCAACAGAAAAACACTCTTTTCTTACTGGACATTCAGAACATAGCAGGTCTACAGCAGGCCTTAACAACTCATCTTCTTCGTATTTATCAAAAAAAACATTAGTATCATAATCTAGGCATGCAGCATTATCTTTCCATTCATACCTATTCATAATTATGCTACATACTTGTCAGGTATTTCCCATCCATTTCTAGAGACGACAAAAATCTTTTTTAGGTACCAAGCACCGTTTTTAAGTGCTCCGTATTTTGATGTCATTGCCTTATCTGACCTTGACATTTCAACAACATTCCAACCATCCCAAGACAAGTTTTTGTTCTTGGAAACAATTGTCTCCATTTGTTCAAGAGAATCTATTGTTTTCATTTTTATACTCCTTAAAAGTTGTATACGTTTGTATTAATATTTTTTGACTTTGACAAACTAACTAGGTTCGACACTCTTTCTTTTGGATTTGCAACAAAAGCAAAGTGATCAAAACTATCAATATTTTCTTCAAGCCATTGAGGAGTAACCCTAAATAGTTTGATAGACTTTCCTCTAGACTTCATACCTCTTTCAGAAAGATTTACAAACTCCATCGCCATATCATTAACATTTCCTGGACCAACAGAGTATAAGTAAAACTCTTTTTCATTATCTTTTAATTCAGACAAAGCAACAGCCATTGCTCTAAGGAAAATATTATAGTTGTTGAAATTAGGCGTTCCCTGAACCCCTACTATCATCACTTGTCCCTTCTGTTAGTTTGTCTACTATGAACAACATCTTATCTAATTGTACCTTATCCATATTGGTTGTGTCAACTTTTTCTGCAGAATCTTTATCAATTTTTTCATTTACTAGAGGGGCTTTATAAAATGTATTATTTTTAATCCAATACGCTACATCATCTACAACTATTACCTTGGTTGTAGATTCATCCTGATGTCTACTAGACTGAGTTTTTGGCTTAAGCCTTCTTTTGTGCTTTTTAGATCCTGAGTATCTGTGGTGCAGTCTAGCCTGACTTACAATCTGCACATTTTTTGTATGCCTACGAGACTTGAATAGATAAAAGAAAATAGAGAGCAGCATTGCTGCCGTCAAAAGGATTGCTCCAAAAATATCGTTCATTAATGCCCCCTAAACTTATTTTATCACTTTTTGTTAAAAAGAAGTTTGATTAACTGTTTTAGGGCTGACCTTTCATTTGCATCCAATTTTTTTACCTGTTCTGGATCAAGAGATTTTTTATTAAGGCTAACAATAGGGTTAGCATCTGTCACATCCATATCGATAAAACCTTTTTCCCACAACTTCATTGACATTTCTGAAAAATATTTTCCCAATGCTACATCAAGTTTTGGATCTATGTCTTTCAACATTTCTGTTTTAACATACATGTTTTCTCCTGTTTCTGGATCCTTACCAGCAAACCTTAGCCCACCAGTTAAAACTAATTTGTTGAATATTTCATTCGATTCATTCATTTTCCAGATTTCTTTCTAGCCTTTGCCAAAGCATCAAAATCTTTTACCTTAGTATCTCCAAGGTAGCCCCAAGCATAACCATCATTAATCATATGGTCGTTTACAGAAACGGTGTCTCCGTCTACATAAAGCCAACCAAGAATTCGACCATACTTTTCAGAAGAGTCCATCTTTTCTGTCTTAATTACTACAGACTTTGCATCCTTCAAAAACTTCTTTAGGTACTCTTTAGATTCTAGCCCCAGAGCCTTTTCTTTAAGATCTTTAGTACGAGACTCTGGAGTATCAATACCAGCGAGTCTAACACGAGACGCAAATAAAATATCAAAACCCAAATCAATTAGAACGTCAATAGTGTCTCCATCTACTACGCCCTCTACTTTTCTTACATAATATGTATACATTAGTAATCTTTCCCCTTTGCTTTATTTTCAATTAGTTTATTTCTTTCATCAAGAACGGTAATTGCAAACTTCATCATTTTATCGTAACCAACAGCATTGTCCATAACCTTGTTATAGTGATGACCACAAAACAACAGTTCTCCGTTTAAGCCAGTTACTCTCACTAGGGCCTCAGCACCACATCTATCACACCTGTCAATTGGGGATAGTTGCCACTCTGTCTTAGCCTCATCTTTAACCATTGTAAACATATTATACCTTCCGATTGTCAGTAGAATAAAATCCACTGCCGTTGAATACTGCTCCTACATTAGAGTATACACGAATTAGATCTGAATTGCAAGCATCACATTTATACCCTGGATCCTCAGACGCCATTGGTCTTTGTTTAATAAAGTTTTCTTTACATTCTCCACATCGATACTCATATATTGCCATCTTATTTATCCTTTAACCATGTTGCTATTACATATTTTGTTCCAGTCACTACTGGATGAGCAAGATGAGCATATGCATAATTTGAAGGAAAAAGCACTAATGTCCCTGCTTTTGGCTTTATCTTTAAATTAAAATTAGCAAACTCTAACTCTCCGCCCTCATAATTATCATTTAAATAAATCAAGACAGAAACTGATCTTGATGTTTCTGTTCCATTATCGTAATGAAGATTATACTTTTGACCAGGATTATACCTTAAAAGTCCATAACTTTCTGCGTCTTTAATTTCTTCATTTATATTAAATGTTTTGGTATATTGAGAAATTGCAGACCTAACCAGATTATTGCAGGCTTCGTATATGTCTTTTCCAATTTTACTTACAGCAGCAGCCTTTCCAATAGAAAGACCATAACTTGTTCTTACTGATTGGCGCAAAGGATCCCCACTCTCGTAATCTTCCGTTGTTTGGGATGGACGAAAACTAACAGGAATTGACTGATCATCGTCAATAGACAATAAGTCTTTGATTGTTTGTTCATAGTCTTTCCACACATTCTCATATACAGCAACAGCACCTGCATAAATATGTGTAGGTTTAATAGGTGTAAGGTTTGCGACCATTAACTCTTTTTCTTTGATTTAGCCTTTACTTGCCAAACAGGAAGTTTAAGTTCATCACCAGACCACTCATAACCAAGTAGTTTAACTACAAACTTAATAATTTTAATACGCATTATTTAACCTTTCTGCCAAACTTGGCCCATGCTCTTTCATGTAAATAAAAGAATGTCATTTCTAGTGTTAGATATGATAGTCCATAAAAACCAACATATTCCCACTCTGCTTCTCCAGTATAATATTTAAGTACAAAATAAATTATTCCAGAAACAAAAGTAAAATGTACAAACGGCCAACTAATAGTCTTCAACAAAGACTTCTTTTTTGATTCCATTATAGCGCTACCTGTGCCTTTCCTCCACCGCCACCAGCAGCCTTCTTCTTCTTTTTCTTTGCAGCAGGCTCTGCAGATGTTGCAGTATCAGATGAACCAACCTTACTCAATAGCGGAAGGCTTTCTTCTCCAGCGTATACTGGTCTTCCCCATCCAACAACAGCATTAACCAACTTCTTCTTGTTGTTCTTAACATATGCACGAGTCTTCTCTACACACATTCCACCATTGCGCTGGTCTCCTTTTGCAGTTCCAGAGGTATTACCTTCGATGACTTGAATAGTTCCATCACCATTATTCTTAATACAAAGACCAACATGCGAAATACGATTTACGCCATCTTCTGGGAAATCAAAATAAATCCAATCACCTGGAGTTGGATCGTCATTACGAGCATCTGCCCAACGATCATTCTTCTTAAACCAGTCAGACGCTGCAATAGTTGCTGCAGTCTTTGGATATTTCTTTGGATCTAGTCCTGCAGTAAATGCACACCAAGAAACAAATGATTGACACCATGGCAAAAAGTTTGCACCTGTCCACTTGCCATACTTTGTCTCATTATCTTTTGGACCCTCAATAGTTCCGAGTTCCTTTTTTGCAACCTCAATGATTGCTTCTAAACTACCTTTAACTGCCATAATATTCCTCCTTGTTGATATGACAATATAATTATATCACGCTGCCCCACCTGGTCTCGATCCAGGGACATCCGAATTAACAGTTCGGCACTCTACCATCTGAGTTATAGGGCAATGTGGGCAGTTTTTAGTCATGCCCAGGACAATTAATTAATTACGAATATATGATGTATTGCCAATTAAAATCTTTGACAAAGATGAAAAATACTCTGTAAAAGTTTTAAATGTATTACGGCTTACATATGAAGCAGCAGACACTGCAGTTGCTACTGAACTTCCAGCAGTTGATGTTGGAGATCCATTATATTTAGTAATTTGAACCGAACCAGGAGCAACCATATCAAGACCAGGGCCTGTATTTGTTGCTGCCTCTAGTTGAGTTGCGCTACCAAGTGCACCAACACCTGTCACTCCACTAACGCATGATGGAAAACCAACAACATCTCGTCGTCTGTCATTTCCTACCGCAACAAAAACTGGAATATTGTTTGCATTTAGAGATGACACGGCATTGATGGTAACTGTGTCTCTTGTGCACAGTGCAAGGTTTCCTGTACTTACCGAAGATTGACTGACTGAAAGAGCATCGATACTGTACTTAGCAGCATTCTTTGATACCCAGTCAAATGCTAATGCCAAGGCTCTTGCATCTCCCCTTGAATTTCCAAGGGATGTAACATCATTAAATCTAATAAAAACAATCTTTAGATTTGGATTAACAGTCAGAGCAGACTTTACCATTGCATCGCCGTGATATGTAGCATTGTTGACTGATGTTGGCCATGGGGCAGACGCTGCACCCTTGCCCTCCATAAACAATTCTCCGTTAGGGCAAGACATGTTTTGAGAAACAATCTTTGACTTTACAGTTGTAAAGCAAACCTCATGAATAATTTGAGGGAAGTTGTTAGAATTAATAGCAGTATCAATAATTGCTAAAACCCTCTCATCGTTTGCCCGTACTGGCTGAACTGTGCTAATTACAAATAGTGCTGATAGTATTGCTAGTAGTGCCTTTTTCATTTTTCTCCTTATTATTTTTATTTGTTTATTCTTTTATTCTTACAACTAATTGACATGGGTCGCCTCCTGCTTCCCACTCTTCTTGCTCTTCTTCACTCATGTAGGGATCTCCATCATGAGTGTTACAGAATGGCTCTGTTATCCATCCTCGCTCAATACCATTTGAAAGCCAGATACCGAACTCGTCTAGATCTTCATCTTCTATCATATTATAAGTATACCCAACAATCCCTAATTTGTCAATTCGCTAATATAATTTAAATTAATAACACATCTAACCTTAGAGTCTGTTTGTGATACTCCAGAATGCATTACATTTGAATTAAACACAACAAGCCTATTTTCTACACTGTCTACTTTTGATCCGTCTTCAAAAATGGTATATCCATTATTATTATTTAAATAAAATATTGCTGTTGTATTATTAAACTCAGTATCTGAATGCATGCCACCAACTACTGGGACGCTTGTCCTTGTGCCAAGATTTACCTTTACTCTATATATGTATGAAGGATTTATTTTTTTTATTAACGGATCTAATACATTATAAAAATCTGATTTAATTTCATTTTTTAGACATAGTGTATTAAAAAATTGAAACTTATCTATTCCATACTCTTCATCTGAAGACACTACAATTGGACTATAAAACCAAGGGAAACTACCCCCCAGAACAGTATCGTGAATAGTTTTAAAATCATTTTTATTTAAAAAGTTATCTAAAACTTTAATTTTTTTCTCCTAAAACTTTAAGCAGTAACAATGTCTACTGGACCCATGCAAGATGGGCTAAACTTAATTGCTGCATTTACAGCCTGAAGGACTCTGTTTCTTGCATTTTTTTGTTTATCTGTTGCATATAAAACACCGTATGCATATTCTGCCCCAGAACCCATTGCTATGTATGGGGTAGAATATTTAGATAAAGACATATCTACAGCACTGTGTTCATATATCTCTCCACGAATTGCAATAATCAAACCGAGATCTCCATCCTTTGTTGTATCAACCCAAAACTCATTGTAGAATTCTCTTAGTTCTTTAATAAATTTAGTCTGCATAAACTTATCTGTGTCTTTAATATTAGGAGCAGTTGGTTTAAAATTGTAACGAATTCTTTCTCCGTCTAATGCCCCAGCATATCCAATAAGGTATGGACCTATTTTCCAAACCTTGGGTGCTTCAAGAGCAAGGATCGTTCCGTCATCAGACGCACCACGATCTCCCGCCATGTAAACTTTGCCTTCGTGTTTTAATACAGCAATACAGGTCATGCCAAAAGCCCCTTCAGATAGGTATAGTTAAGTATACCATTCCCTGAAGGGGCCGTCAAGTAGGCTCAAAAATGACTAATTAGCCTTTTTATCTACCGTTTTGAACGCTTCATTTATTTCTGATATTGTGAGTTTTCCATCGTCCAAAAAAGCCCTTGCAAGCCTTTCAACAACAGAAGCAACACCAAGCAAACCAGCAAGCATTACTGCCTGAATTGTGTCAATTCCAACTACTGCCCCAGCACCAAGTACCGATAGACCAGACGCTGCAAATACTGCTACAATTCTCATCAACACATTTGTCAATGCTTTCTGTGGATGCTCTTTCTTAGGAGCCTCTACTATTTTTTTAGTTGCCATGTTAGTCCTCCTTTCTAAGCGGTATTGA